TTTAATGGAAAGTTTGAATATCAAAAACCACAGAGAGATTATTCTTTAGGTTTTTGTAAAGAGTTTAATGTTGCATTAGACATAGGTGGTAATATTGGTTTTTGGTCACAGGACTTATGTAGAAAGTTTAGAACAGTTTGGGCATTTGAACCACATCCAGAAAACATAGCTTGTTATAGAGAAAATATGAAAGAGTTTACAAACTGGCAACTAGAAGAAATCGCATTATCAGATAAACAAATGGAGAACGCAGAATTATTTGCCTCACCAGATGAAAGTGGTAATGTAAGTTTACTTGCTCATGGTGTAACACATGGTAACTCTAAAAGAATTTTACAAGAAGAACAATTAAAGAAAACTTTAGTAGATGTAAAAAAACTTGACGATTACTTATATGAATTTAAAGGTAAGAATATAGATTTTATAAAAGTAGATTGCCAAGAGCATGAAAAAGAAATAGTAAATGGTGGTTTAGAATTACTAAAAGACCATGCAGCTGTTGTATGTTTAGAATTACCTTGTAGAAATCCTGATGAACAAAAATACCATGATAATATTGTTGCAGTATTAAAAGATATTGGTTACACACGAAGAGGTAATAAAAGAAAAGAAACTATCTTTACTAAGTGGGTAGATTAAATGTGTGCAATACACGGCATAGGTTACAGAAATGTAGGCGACATGGATCGCATGTTAGCCGTGGCACATCATAGGGGACCAGACCATAAACAATCCTGGCACGACACCGACATAACTCTAGGACATAATTTATTATCTATTGTAGATGATGAATTGAACTCACACCAACCTTGGGTTCATCACAACCTAGTTTTAGTTTTTAATGGAGAGATATACAACTATAAAGAACTGAAACTAGGTTTAAATTACGATTGGCAAACAGACACCGACACCGAACTACTTGCAGTAGGTTTACATAAACACGGCAAAGACTTCTTAGAAAAACTAGACGGCATGTTTGGTTTAGCTTTATATAACACAGAAACAAAAGAATTAGTTTTAGCAAGAGATTGCAATGGTACAAAACCTGTTTACTATGGTTTTTTAGATGGTAAATTATGTTTTTCTAGTGAGATCAAAAGTTTATTACATTTAGGATTTGACCGTAGAATATGTAAGAGAGCATTATCACATTATTACAATTCAGGTTATAATGCTGGTTATCTAACTATGTTTGAGGGTATTAAGAAGTTAGTACCAGGTGAAGTACAAACATATAGAGATAATAGATTAATTAACAAAATAAACCTTAATGATGTAACCTTATCTAATTTTCATATTAGTAATAATGAAAATGATGTAGCTGTAGAAGTAAGAGAACGTTTAAACAAATCAGTTGAAATGACTCTTATGGGTAGAAGAAACATTGGTTTATTTTTATCAGGTGGTATTGATAGTTCAAGTATCTTATATGAAATGTGCCAACTTGAAACACAACCAAAAACTTTTACATCACATTTTGCAACTATTGATCCTGGAAGTAGATTAAATTTAGATAGTGATTTAGCAAAGACATATTGCGAAATGTTGGGTGTACAAAACCATAGAGTACATCAAACACAACAAGATTACGTTGACGCATTAGAACCTACTTTCTATGCATTAGAAGAACCACGACAAGGTAAATCTTTTCCAACATATTATAATACAAACAAATTTTTATCAGAAAATAATATTACAGTAACATTAGCTGGTGATGGTGGTGATGAGGTTTTAGTAGGATATAAACATCATAAGTTTCCTGATTGGCATGGTAAATTAAAATCATTACGTAAAAATAATAGACCTTTAAATAATCCAGAATTGTGTTGTACACCAGATGACCAAATAGAATATCTAAATGAATGGTTACCACAAAAGAATATGAGAATGGATGATTTAAATAATTTTATGTATATAGAGTGTTTAAATAGTTTGTGTGATGACTTCTTAATACGTAATGATAAATTAGGTATGGCATTTAGTATGGAAGGTAGATTTCCAATAATGATGAAACACTTTACAGATTATGTTAGACAGATACCTAGTGCAATGAAAAAAGGTCCAGAGTTTGATAAGAATCCATTAAAATATAATAAACACCTATATAAATTAGCATATAAGAATAGATTGCCTGATATTATTCTTAATCATAAAAAGACAGGTTGGAGATTTCCTACTGATGAGATATTAATAGGTAGTAGAGAAAGACCAGCACCTGATAATAGTTTATTAAAAGATTATATCAGAGAGATTTTAAAAGACAAAGAATTAAGAGAGATATTTGAATTTAATGATGATGATGTTGAAAATAGATATTTAAATAATAGAGATCATCCACCAAAAGGCAGTAGGAAGAAAGCTGATATTGGTTTATTATCTCAGAAAGAATTATTTTTAACTTTAAATTTTGCAATATGGAAGAAAGTGTTTAAGGTAAGCATATGAAGATAAGAGTTGTAACAACGTGGAACAAACAGTTATATAGACAATACGCCCATAGATTTGAAAATACTTATTGTTGGGACTTTCCTTTAACTGTTTACAATGAAGATGATGGTATGTTTGATTTGATACCTGAATGTAAAGAGTTTGTTGAAAGAAACAAACACAGACCACATGCAGACTTTTTAAGGGACGCTACGAGATTTTGTTACAAAGTATATGCATATACACATGCTATACTAAATGATAATGATAGTGATTATATAATAGGTATAGACGCAGATAGTATATTCTATCAACCTATGACAGAAAAGTTTGTAGCTGATAACTTACATAAACCAGATCATATGATGACATACTTAGGTAGAGGTGGTCAATATAGTGAATGTGGTTTCTTAGGTTTTAATATGCAACACCCCTATACAAAAATGTATGCAGCTACAATGAAAAAGATGTATGATAGTGATGAACTATTTAAATTAATTGAATGGCATGATAGTTATATTTGGGACCATGTAAGAATGAAATTTGAAGGCAAATATCAAATTAAAAATCTAAATATAGGCGATAGGAAAAAAGCACATGTACAGGCAAGATCAATACTTGCTAGATATTATGACCATACAAAAGGCGAAGTGAGAAAAAGACAAGGATTTAGTGCAGAGAATAAAGAAATAGAGGTGAAAAAATGATTAACGTCTTTATAGGATATGATAGTAAAGAAAAGGTTGCCTTTAATACATTATCATATTCAATACTAAAACATAGTACAAAACCGGTGGCAATAACACCGATTTACTTACCAAATATTAAAGATGACTTTGTAAGAGAGCGTAATGCTATTTCTAGTACAGAGTTTTCATTTAGTAGATTTATTATACCACACCTAATGAATTACAGAGGGTGGGCATTATTTATGGATTGCGACATGTTAATGACAACAGACATAGCTGAACTATGGAGGTTGCGTGATGACAAGTATGCTGTTCAAGTTTGTAAACACGATTATGTACCTAAACTAGAAAAGAAGTTTTTAGGTCAAGTACAAACAAAATACGAAAAGAAAAATTGGTCTAGTTTTATGTTAATGAATTGTGCTAAGTGTAATGAATTAACACCTGATTATGTAAACTCAGCAACAGGTTTACAATTACACCAATTTAAGTGGTTAGAGGGAGACCATATGATAGGCGATTTACCTTTAGAGTGGAACTGGCTAGTCGGTGAATATGATTATAAAAAAGATATAAACAATGTTCACTTTACTGAGGGTGGTCCTTACTTTGAAGATTACAAAGAGTGTGATTATGCAAATGATTGGTATGAATACTATAGAGAAAGTAGTAAAGTAAATTTAAAATGAAACACTTTGTTTTTGGAACACAACCGAAATATGATCGTATAGTTCAGGCATTTGCTGAAACGATAGATCATACTTATTTTCCAGCTACGAAAAGAGTAGATCAATGGGAAGAATCTGAGTGGATTGGTTTTGACCAAGAACAATGGATCAAAGATAAAAATCCTATCGTAGTATGTGGTATCTTACGTGGTACAGCTAAACTATTAAAGTTAGCAAGATTACATAAGATACCATATTACTTTATAGATCATGCTTATTTCTATCGAGGACACGATATAGACCCCACGTTTGGTGATACATTTTATAGAGTTGTAAAAAACAATGAATATCTTTTTGGTATGACACAATTACAAGGTCATACAAATGTTATTGAACGTAATATAAAATTATTATCTAAAAAACATATCAGAATGAATTTAGACAAATACTATAATAATTTTGATGGTAAATATATTTTAGTTTTTCCACCAAGTGAACATCTATGTAAATATTGGAATATAGAAAGTGTAGAATATTGGATTGAACAAGTTAAAAAAAATATTTTAACAGGTACGGATAGAGAGATTATCGTATCTACAAAAAACGATAGTAAAAAATACCAAGATTATTTTCCAGACACACATTGTATGGTGTCTTTCACATCAACGGCACCGATAGAGGGATTGTTATTGGGTATACCTAGCATTTGTTGGAGTTTGTCTATGTTATCACCTGTATCCTGGAATTATGAGTTGTACACAGAAATAGAAAAGATTAGAACCTTTGATTATAGAGGTCATAGAAAAAATAGAGGTCTTGCTATTGCAGCTTGGCGAGATCACCTATTAGCTAATCAGTTTACATTATCAGAGATGAAATCAGGTTATGCAAAAGAAACAGTTGACAAATTACAAAAAGGATTACATATCTATTTACCAAAGAATTATCAAAAAGTATGATTATTTGCCACGAAATACCATGGAAAGATTGTTTATCACATCAAATCTGGCCACAAATTAAGAAAGGTTGGAAAGATGAAGATAGAAATATACATTTCTTTTGGGGATTAGGTGGAAAAAATATACCCGAATTGCAAGAAGTAATTAAAAAGGGCGAAGAGTGGTGGTTTGTAGATACAGGTTATTTAACGGAACAGATAGTTAGATATCCAATACCAAAGATAATGGACTATGATAGAACATACTTTAGAATTTGTAAAGGTAATATTCATAGTATTAATGTTAGGGTTGGTGACGGTTCACGTTTACAAAAATTAGAAAGTCAAGGTATTGACACAGAGTTTAGAGGGTGGAATACAGGTGAAACAAAACATATTTTACTCGCTCCTTCTAGTCCTACTGTAACACATCATATAAATGGTATGACGCAGGAAGAATGGGCAGACAGTATAACTAAAATGATTAGACGTTTTACTGATAGAGAAATACGATTTAGAAATAAACCAAGACCAAATAATAAATGGTGGAATACTGATATTAGAGATGACTTGAAAGATTGTCATGCCTTAGTTACAAATATGTCCTTGTCAGCTATTGTTGCAGTACAAAACATGGTACCTGTATTTACACATCAACGTAATGTTTGTAGTTTCATAAGTGGTCGTATTGATTGTATAGAAAAACCAAAAAGACCTGGTCGAAAAACTATGAGTGAGTTTTTTAAAATGGTTGCCGATCAGCAATTTACTTTAGATGAAATGGAGAATGGTGTCGCTTATGAGATACTTAAAAAACAAGGATAGATGGATAGGATTTGCTTTAGCAGTTACTAGTGTTTTTATATTATCAGCTGCCAATATATCAACACAATGGTTAGGTTGGTCTTTAAGTGTACTTTCATGTGTAATGTGGGTATATTTTGGTTATAAAGATAAAGATTGGCCAAGAATGTTAATGGAGTGTATGTACTTAATATTAAGTTTAAGAGCTGTAATTAACTGGTTGTCTATATGATTTTTGCTTGTGTAAATTATGGTACAAAATATTCCGTAGAGTATGTTCAAAAACTCTACAATATGGTCAAAAGAAATACCACAATTCCACATCAATTTGTATGTTTTACCGATCATGTTAAATTACAAAAATTAGTTACAGGCGACATACAAGTAAGACAGTTTAAATACCACAACATGGATGGTTGGTGGAATAAAATGCAATTGTTTAACGAGTGTGAAGAAGAAACTCTTTACATGGACTTAGATGTGGTAATTACAGGTAATATAGATTGCTTTTTTACACATGAACCAGAAGCTGAGTTTGTAGGTATGAATGACTTTAATCCTGCTACAGAGCAATTTAATTCTTCTATTATGAGGTGGAAAAGAACAAAAGGTGAACATATTTGGAATGAGTTTAACAGAGATAAAGCTTTCTATTATCGTATGTTCGGTGACCAAGTTGCAACATCACATATAGTACGCAAGGAGACCACAACCAAGTCATTTCCAGACGCCTGGACACAATCTTATAAGTGGTTTGATCGAAAGGGTGAGAGATATGCCAAAGCGAAACAAACATACTCCCACAATGGCGAATCGATAGTTGCCGTGTTCCACGGACACCCAAATCCACATGAATCAACGCAGGAATGGGTAAAAAATGCATGGAAATAGACATTGACAGAATGTCGCATGTTAAAAACCATTGAAAAATAAGGGTTTTTTATTAAAAATAGCTGTTGACTTTATCGCCAAAACCATGTATAGTATAGACATGATTAAAGAAAAGAACACATTATTAAACCACATCAAATCTATCAACGAAGAATCTAAACAATGGATGAAAGATAATCCTGGTAGTTGGGCAGGTTTAGTTACTGAAGATATTAAGTATTGGAATGACCAAGGAATATTTACAGTTGCAGACTATGAAAGAGATAGTTTAATTACAAGTGTTTATGAAATGCATAAAGACGCCTTTGGTGTAAAAGGTAGACATTACAATTTTAAAGAAATGTCAAATGAAGAATTAGAAAAAGAGTTAGATACACTTTGTAAAATTGCAAAAGAAGAAGCAGATAGGGAAAGAGAGTGGGAAGAAGCTGCATATCAAACTTTCTTAAAGACAGTAACAAACACTATAAGACACGGTGCAAAAGATAAAGAAGAAGCAATCAGATGGATATTAGAAGCTGAAGAATTAATTAATGAAAAACCAGATTATATTTGTTATAAACTAGGTTTATCATATGACAAGGAATATTTATTTCAAAAGAAACATTAAGGATATATTATGAAATACAACGAAGATAAAATAGTAAAAGAAATTGGTGATTATATTAAATCAACTTATGGTGAACATTATAGTACCACAAAAGATGGTTTTCAAGTACAAGATATGTTAAGACAACTTGGTATTAACAAAGATTTTTGCCATGCAAATGCAATTAAGTATCTATGCAGATATGGTAAAAAGAGTGGTAAGAATAGAAAAGATTTACTCAAAGCAGTTCACTATATTGTATTATTGATGTCTGAGGAGGACAACTAAGAAATTATGACTACACTAACAAAAAATAAAAATGTGCTAGACTATGCAACGTTTGAAGAATGGCACTACGAACCATCTCCATATAGAGATTTTTTAATTAAAGAAGCGAGATCAGCTTATAATGCATATGCCGAAGGCAGAGTATTAGAAAATGGTTTTATGGCTGGTCCTCAAACTGTAAAAGAATATTTTGATGAGTCGATTGCAAACTTTATGAAAGGCTTTGATGGTCAGGTTTTTAAAGATGTCAACTATGAAACTATTACAGATGACCTTATGATATTTGTTGACGAAAATAATATAGCATTGGAGAAACATTATGAAAATTAAATTAGGTGATACGATTAAAGCAAACAATGGCAGAATTGGTGAGATTATAAACATTGGTATTGCTACTGATCCAAATGATATAGCAGCTGAAGATGAATCATCATTATCAGCTAAAGAGTATGATACAGATTTAAATTATACAGGTGCCATTACATACACAACAAACGGTGAAAGTCCAGTACAAGGCACGTATTGGTGTTACTTTAACCAAATCGAGGAGGTCGTAAATGATAAATGAAATAGCAACAGTTGATACACTTAATCTAGCAATAGATAAGATCAATGCAGATGATAAAGAGGGTGCAAAACAAACCTTAATATCATACAGAGATAAATTACAAAAAGAGATTGACGAGTTTGATAAATGGGCAGAAACTCAATCAGATATTGATACTCAGATTTCACTAGATTTTGAGGGAAAATAGGTGTACTTAGACCTTAGAACAGCTACGATTCGCTACTCCACGTGCATCCTAGACGCTTTTTTTTCTCAAAAAACGAGTAAAATCAACACTTTTTTAAGGCTTGACAATCCAAGACATTTGTGGTATAGTATATAATTAATTTGAAAGGACACTAACATTATGAAAAATGACATAAACTTTAAGTACGATAAAGACAATCTATTTGCAGAGTTCAAAGTTGCAAAAGATAAAGACATCAAAGCTTCTAAAAAGAAGTCGAAAGATGAAAAAGAAAATGATGTATTCAAAAACAGAATACAATTCTTCAAAGACCATATAGAATTGAAGAGATCAAATCCTTCTATCTATGAAATGGTAGATATCAATTTTGATAATCTATTACTAGCATATCAATCAGCTAATCCAAGAGATTGGTTTTATATGAAAGTCTTTGGTATGACTTATGCTCAAAAAATGAGTAAAGAATCTTTAGAAGAGAAAGCTTCTAAAGAGGCAGACGCAAAGAAATCAAAAGAGGTATCTGAATCAATACATTAATGGCGATTATCTATACAAATAATTCTAGTGGTGCAATTCGTAGGTTACGTGCTAAAAAACCTACGAAAAGTTACCAGTTGGCTTTACAAAAACATATCAAATGGTTGAAGTCAAAAGGGTTTAATGTAAATTATAATGGTAAAATTATATTAACAAAGAGAAAAACAGTTATGAGTTTGGGTAATTCTAATGACAGTAAACCTGTCAATCAACCACAACCTAGTAATTATATGGGTAATGGTAAACAGATTTCTTGGAAAGAAAAACAAGAGAGATTAGAAATTAGTAAACAATATTCTATTGCGCCAGCTTACAATAAGGGTCCTTATATGGTTGTTGCAAAAGAAGATTTAAAAACAGCAGGTAAAAAAGTCTAATGTTACATAAGATAAGTGATTTTTGTAAAAAGATTGACGTAATAAAAAAGAAGTCGGATCAATTATATAATATAAAATATAATAATCCTAAAACAAAAGAAAGAGATATTGAAATTAATGAATTAATAGATGATATACAATATCAATGTTTATTAATTGCAAAAGACACAAAACCATATGATAAGTAAAAAGATTTTAATTTTATTGTCAACACTAGTTATTGCTAGTGGTTGTGCAAATAGATCAGAGGTTGGCGCCGTCTTAGGTGCAACGACCAGTACTGCTGTATGTACAAGTATGGGTATTTCAGATCCATATGGTATAGCTGGTTGTGCTGTTGTAGGTGCTTTTGCTGGTGCAGAAGCAATGTATCAATCTGATTATGATGTACACAACGCAGTATTTGTAGATCATTTAAATACAGCACCAAGTACTTCATCATATACAAATTGGTATAATAGTAAAACAGGTAATAGTGGTATAATTAAAACTACAAGGTCATACTTAGAAGGACCTTTCAAATGCACGGACTATGAGGCGAGTGTTGATATTACTTCAAACTGGCCATTGATAGGTATTGGTGGTGTTAATAGAAATGCAATTTTTGGTACTGCTTGTCAGTTACCGGATGGGAGATGGATAGAAAAAGATGGCATACGAAGATAGATTACAGATGATGAAACAAGAATTGTCTGAAAAACAACAAGAGCTAGAATATGTTACTAGTGATGTTAAAGAAGTAGAATTAGAAGAAGAAATAAGAGAATTAAAACATAGTATTAATATTGTAAGTAATTATGAATCCGAACAACGTTAAAAAATACCTGTTTATATCTTTTATATTCATACTGTTATTGTGTGTAACACAGGCAGTTAGTGGTGAAAAGATATTGCATAGTAAAATTCAGACTATAGAACCTGAAGAGGTCAACGGTCAATATTGTTTTGTTAAGGTTTTAATTAAACAAAAGGATGATGAAATTTACAAAGAAGAAGTACTTGAATGTGCTGATGGTAAAGCTGGTTTAGAAACTCCTGGTTATTGGGAGTTATTTGCAGAGTTCTATTATAGAGATGTCAATGTTCCAGAATATTGTCGTTATATTAGTAGACCAAGGCATGCTTTTTTTACTTACGGGAAAGCTTGTCTTAAAGTAAACGGTGAGTGGGAGATAGCAAGTAAATGATAAGAAACGTTATAATCATTATATTATTGCTGGTTATTGTATATGATGTTACTGGACAAGAGTTTTTAGAGTATATTCAAATGGGACTTGACAATTTACAACAATTGGTGTATAGTATAACAGATAAAGGATAAATTATGAATAAGAGTGTGAAAATAATAAGTGCAGGTGCATTAGCATTAATGTTAGGCGCTTGTAGTAGTTCAACCTACAAGATCAAATCTGAAAATGGTAGTGATCTAAACAAAGTACCAAAATGGTACATGGCAGATATCAATGAATCAAAAGCATGTGATCTAAAGATATTTGATACAAAAGATAATTCAAAAGAATGTATCTTTGGTGTGGCAACAAGCGTGTCGCCAGACCTACAACTTGCCATTGAGAAAGCTAAGATGTTAGCTAAGTCTGAATTAGCAGACATTATCAAAGGCGAAATGAACAAACAATCTAAACAATTCATTACTGAATTAGGTAAAACAGAAACAAAAACTGTGGTTACCGAAGTAGAATCAACATTAGTAAATCTAATTAAAAATACTCCTGTTAGAGGTTATGAAATCTTTGAACAAGACGTAACACTTACTAAGAATGGTTATTACAGAGCATGGGTTGGTTTAAGATTACCTTTAGGTGAATTTAACAAAATGTACAATTATAATATTGAACAGGCTGTTGACGCTTACAACCTAAAAGAAAAAGCTAATAATGCATTTAACGAGTTAATGAGCGAAAATGAAAATACAAATTTATAGTAAACCAAATTGCGTTTATTGTACAAAAGCAAAAGGATTAATGGATAAACTAAATTTACCATATGAAGAAAAAATGTTTGGTAAAGACTTTAAAACACCAGAAGAATTATTTGAAGCGGTAGGCAAACAAGTAAGAACAATGCCTCAAATTAAAATTGATGGTGTGTTAATTGGTGGTTATAATCAATTAATTGAACACTTTACAGATAAGGGT